TAGAGCGTATTATTATAAGTCTTCACCTGTCAGTATAGGATTAAAGCAAGTTACACGAGCATTTGCTGAAGGTTCCGAAGGGTCGATGGGGATCAACAACATCATATCCACTGCTATGAACACTGGGGTTGCAGTAGCAGCATCCTCTGCAGATCCTCTCATTGGTCCTATGGTTGCATACTTGGAAGCTTACATCAACTTATTAGGAGATACTCGATGGAGATCATTTGCTAGCACTCCAGAACCCACTCTTGCTCTCCTGAGTTGTGCAACGACAGATGGAGGCTTCCTTCCATTCATTCAGTTGTATGGATTCTATTACTCTGGGCATGGAGATCACCTAACTGACTCATACAGTATCTTCAGACAATTGTGGACTCTAGAACCAGGATTAAGACGATATATAGCGCCTTTCTTGAAAGTTAAACCTGGCTGGTTTAACCGAGAAACTGCGTTGAAGATCATTGTAGATCCATTTAGCATCCCGACAGCAGTCACTATATCTCCAGAGGCTTTCATCAGAGACTTGATTGAAAAGTATCTTAGGGAATCACCAAGAGTGAAAAACAAAAGGCTGATGAAATTCCTCCACCATCTGAGCAAAAAGGCTAGAACTGATCTTGCTTGGGAGTTGACTAAGCTGAAAGAATTAGATCTAAGTTTAGCTCACAGTATACTAGAATGCACTCTCGTTGGTGAGTGCTATCAAGTTTTGAATCGTTTTACGCGCTTATCCACACTAGCGAAGACTGTTGAATTTGATAAGCGCCATAAAACAAAGGAAGCGTCTCTGGATAGACAGAATGGATCGTGGTCAAATCAGATTGAGTTCTTGAGTAGGATGTTGCTACAGAACATAAAGGCAACATTGCATCCAATCATTAGAGAATGTGACAACTTCTTCGAGGGAGTGCTAGGGGTCTATTACACACAACATCCGAATGATGCTACACCTCGCCAAGGAGAGAAGTTTATCATCTCATACACCAGATTTTGCTTTGAACACC